TTTACGTTTACGCCGGGAGCTGAACTAGCCATTTGCGTTCTCCTGTTGGATTAGCGTCTCAGTTTCCTGAGGACGTGGGTTTTTGTTTGGGTTGATTTTCTTTGGTTCTTCCTTAACTTCAACCTTTTCAACTTCAGGGGTTGCGTTAGAAACAACGGTTAAAAAACCATTTAAAATGTGTGCATCTACGATTGGTCCGTTTTCAACGGTGTATTCGTGTGATGGCGCAAGGGACCTGCCCTTGTCGTCAAAAATAACGTGCTTAGATTGAACGATTACTTTTTGTTTGCTCATATATTTTCCTTGTCAACATTAACGTTTACCGATTCGATCTCATAAAGAGGTTCGGGGGCTTCCGTTGATGGTCCGGTATTCATGCCCGTTGGGGCAAATTCTGGTGACGGAGGTCCTCCGTACATATTCATTGCATTTCCAACGGTGACGGCAAAACGAAGGTGAGCAATACCCGTTGTGCGACCACTTGAGTGTTCGCCTTCTGCGTATTCTTCACCTTCCCAAATGGTAGTTTGAGCAAGACCATTTAGGCCACGGTGTTGAATTATTGCAGCGCGAACCGCCGCTGCGTAAGCAGAGGTAAGCGCTTGTGTTTCTTGCCAGTCTTTTGTACCGTACACGTAGACCATTACTTCTACGCGCCAATTTGTACGAATGGCATCTTGATAAATTCTCGGTATACCGATTGTATTTGGAACAGATACAAGAATTGCGGCCGATGCATTTCTTGGAAGAGTTCTAAATTCAGGACGGTGACGATATTCAAATGGTTCTACAAGAACGGTGCTTCCAAGATTGCGATTAATTTCAGCAATATAGGTTGGTAACCATTCTTGTAATGTTTTATAAAAAGCTTCTTGAACGGAATGTCCACCATACAATGGCCCGAATACTTCGTCGGTGTATGAAAGATTCCAGTCAGTCCACCAATCGCGTCTTGCCATTATTCTGTGTACATCCCATCTTTAGCTTTTTGTCCGTAGCTACTTTTAAAAGTGCTCCAGGAGTGTTTTACAGATTCAAGACCTTTAGCATCCATTGCTCCATTGCTGGAGGTTTTAACAATTCTGTTAATGTCTGCTTCTGTAAGTCCGTTTTTTGCTTTAGCAGCGGCATCTTTAAGAGCCGTATCTGCTCGTCTTGCAACTAGCAAATCACCGTGATGATCGTAAGGGGATTTTGTTGGATCTCTCATAGCCATGTGATCAGCAAAAGCGCGGTCTTCGCCCTTTTTGACTGAACTTGGTTTGTCGAGCCAATCTTTTCTTTTTAAGTTTCTACTGCGGCGCATGCCTTCGGTAGACCTGCCCTTTTTCTCAGCTTCATTATTAAGCTTTCGAGAACCAAGACTAAAGTATTCCCACATAATAACTCGTGCTTCAAGAAGAAATCCTGGTGCAAGAGTTATAAACTCACGCCTAACTCCGTCGACAGTATCGCCTGTCTGATGAAAGTAACCGTAATTTTTTGCAGAGCCACCGTATTGACCGGGTGCTCCTCGTTTTGTTGGGTTAATAACTGCGTTAAGACCATGTTTGCCAAGTGGCAAAATTTCAGGCATTGTTGCAGCAGTTTCCAAATAACCAAAATTAACCAGAGTGTGATTTCCACCTCTTCCGGTTTTTTCGTTAAGCCATTTGTCTGATGCAGGTTGCCATGTTTGTGTACCAAATACAGAAGCACCGTTTTCAGTAAAACGCTCTGCTTCCATTATTTCAAAAAGCTGCATAACGTCATAAAGACCTGGAGTTGGATCCAATAATCTTTTACTTATAATGTCTAGTTTTGCTGATGCTTTTGATACACCGTTTATTTTAAGACCAAATTTGGCTCTTGCCATATTAGCCTCTTACCCAAGGACCGATCAATTTGTTAACCGTATTTTCCATTTCGTCAAGGTTCATTTCACGACGAATTTGAGGTTCGAACTCAAGCATAATGAATTTAGCTGCCTGAAACAAGCAAGCACGACGAAGTGACGCTGGGATACCGTTTGTGTATCCACCATCGTAAACGACTTTAACACGCGTACCTTCTGGGGCAAATGTACCAAGTCGAAGCCATACGTGGCCATCGGTAACATCTGGTCCAACAATTCCACCATGTGCAAAATTAATTGGTTGGTGATCACCATAGGTGCGGTAAATGTCCATGGACTGAATGTTGTAGGTCCACAATTCCGGATATACCGGAGCGAATTGGTCAAGCCAGAAGTGACGTACAAGAGTTGACGCACCAAGAGCAATGGCTTGAGAAAGACCCAGAGATCCATAGATGTCTAGTGGCATATCGGCGTTATTGCCGTATTCCATTGGGTCAATGCCGAATAGGCGCTCTTGAAAAATGTGACCTGTAAAAGGTGCCAAACGGCGACCCGTCAAGTCCTCTAAGTGAGTTGTTGCCTCAACCAAAATGTCCGCAATAAGCGTAGGTTCGAGGTCAACAACTAACTCGGGATAGCGACGTTGAAAGTCAGCAACACTGGCAAGTGAAACGGGATCGGAATATTGTGACCCGTTGTTTGCCATGATTACTCCTTCTTTGCGCGACGCTTAGTTGTTGATGCTGCATCTAGTGCAGACGTGATGTCGGGCGATGTTGGGTCTTCTTCAGGAGACTTAATAGCCTTCTTTGGAGCAACCTTTTCAACTTCTTCCTCGACAACTTTTTCAATCTTTTTTACTTCTTTTTGTACCTGGTAAAATAGTTCACCGGGAATACTCAAAAGGGAATGAGCCAAACGTACTGGCACTTCAATAGCGCCTTCGTCTCCAGCTTTCTCCCAAGAGTAACCCTCGGTGCCACCTGGTTCTTTTGCTGCAATTAATGGCATTATAAAACCTTTCTGAGATAAATCCAGTGAGGTGGGTAGGGGAGGAACGAGGGAACCTACCCACCCCACTGAAATCTGACTACCTAATTAGTCAACGATGAAGTTAGGAGAGTAAGAGCTGTTTGTTGGTGTTACACCATTTCCAGCCTTGCTGTCCAATGCGCTTGCAACGTTTGCAAGGCGACCAATGTACTTAGGAGCACGAACAGCGAGCGTTGTGTCCGCAACGAATGCGAATGGCAAGCTGTCAGGTGATGAAGTAGTTGGGTACACGTTAACTGGCTGCATTTCACGTACGAATGGTCGTGTGATGTAGTTGGAGTCGCGTGACAATAGGTAGATGCTCTGCTCACCTTGTGAGGTAAGTGGGTGCAATCCTGTGTTGCTGTAAGCGTAAGCAGCAGTAGGCGATGCCTGTGTGTGGCTTCCGTTCATGCAAATAAGGGTTGTTCCGTTGTCAACAATCTTTGTTGTAGCCCAAATGTTTCCAGTTGAGTCAAGGAAGTTTGCGTCAACAATACCGAGGAGGTTGAAGTCAGTGTTAGCTGGGCTTGTTCCTGCTGCGCGGTATACCTTGTAGTGAGTTGGCTGTGATCCTTCTGGACCTGTTGGGGTCGAGAATGAAAGTGTGCAAGCAGTGCTTGAAGGTGAAAGCTTTGCAGTTGCAGCAGCTTGGATTTCTCCAAAACGAGCAATTACAGGAGCAACCTTGTATGTGAAGTCTCCGCTCAATGAACCAGTTCCAGTTGCAGAACCAGAAACAGTTCCCATTTGGTTGGTACGTGGTGAGAGGAATGATGTCTTAACAATTGGCACACCACGGTATGTAGGCACGATCAAACCAGCAGCAATTTCAACCTGGTCAACAAAACGTTGTTGGTTGATAAGGAGCTGTGAAAGACGGCTGTTAGCGTTTGGTGACATGAGGAACATCCACTCAGCGTTTTCGATTGGCTCTGCAACATTGCTCTCAACGAGGTCAATGAGAAGGTCCAGTCCACCGAGTGAAAGGTTGTTTCCACCGAAGTCAATTGCATTTTGGTCAACGCCGTCAACCCATGGGTTGTAAGCAGCGCCTGCCCAAGTAGCAGATCCACCGTAGTTGTCGATTGCACCGCCACCGATACCCTGTGAAGGGCCACCAGTTGATGCAGATGAGAATGACGAACAGATAACGTCAAGTCCGTCGAATTGTGGGTATGGACCCGCAACTGTAGGTGCACCAGCACCCCAGACTAGAGCGTTTTCAATGTACC